ACCATTGAGGGTCGGTGACTGAACGACAGTGCCGATCGGCACTTCCAGCTCGCCACCGGTATTGGCGCGGGTAAAGAGCAGTTCACCAACGGCCACCGTCGCGGCCTTGCGCTCGATGTTCACCGCCCAGGCCAGCATGTCCAGCCACTGCGCGCCGGCAGTCTTGACGAAGAAATTCGGCAGCACCGTGCCGCTGACGAACTCCAGCAGCCACAGCACCGGCTTGGTGACCAGCGCCGTGATGATTCGCCAGAACGGGCTGTACGCGCTGGTGTTGGTCAGCGTGCTGCCCTGCTCGACGGCCAGCTTTTCCCAGGCCTGTTTGAGCTGCGCCTCGGTGGTCGGAATGCCGGAGTCACCCAGCGCCTTTTTGAAGTCGACGGTCATAGGGTGATCTCCACCTGGCCGAACTTCACGGTGGTGGCGGTCACCAGGTACACACCCGGCTGGGTCTGCTCGATCTGCGCAGTGCCTGGTACCAGGCGTTCGTCATCCTCGACGAGCAGCTCCATCTGCTGAATGCAGTCACGCTGACGCAACCGGTCGCGCTCGGCCACCAGGGTGATCAGCAGGCCGCTTTCGCGGATCAGGTGCGCGATGTCCTGAGCGATCGAGGCGCGGTCATCCACCAGCAGAGGCTGGCGGGCCGGATCGAGTACCAGGTCGTTGTTCATGATCAACAGATCAACGTATTCACTCATCAGCCGCCCACCGCCATGGCCATCATGTTTTCCAGTTCCAGCGGTGTCATCGGTTTGGAGGTATTGATATTCAGTGTCTCGACGTGGGTGCCGGGGCGCTGGTTGGGGTTCATGGCGTTGCTCTGGTTCTGGAAGCTTTGCATCAGTCCTCCTTTCGGGACGGCCTGCGGTTTGGTGGGGCTGATCGACGTATTGGCGTTGATCGCCTTGCGGGCTTCGATGCCTTTGTCGGATTTGGCGGGCAGCTCGATGACCTTCTCGACGCGCTCTGGCAGTACCGTTTTGGCCGGCATCGAAAACGCCAGGTCAGCCGACGCCGGCGGCAGCATGATCGGGTCGGCCTGGCTGATCTGCGGAGCAGGCATCTGCAGCGGTTTGAAGGGCAGCACGTTGGGTTGCGGCAGGCTGATAGGCGGTGCAGGTTTCACCTGGACTCTCGCTGCAGCACCTTGGGCCGGCGCAGATCGATCGACCGCTGTCGGTACCAGAGCCAAGGGCTTAGGTGGCTGGCTTGCTGGAGCGGGAGCTGCCGAGGCGACTTTCGCCCCCGGCGGTGTGGTCACCACTGCCGGCAGCTGTGGGCCCGGTACAGGTGCGCCCACCTGACCAGGTAGATCGGGCACCTTCGGCGGCTCTGGCAAATCGCCAAACGTGGTCTCGATGTTGATGCCGGGGATCTTGTTGGCCATCTCGATCAGGCCATTGATTGCGCCCTTCACCGTGGACAGGATGCTGTCCCAGGCAGTTTTGGCGATGCCGGACCAGCCGCCCATCGAGTCGAACCAGCTGGACAGTTTGGCCATCTGATCGCTGATCCACTGGAACGCGGTGGTGTTCATCAGCGCCGTGCACAGATCGTCCCAGTACACGACCGCCGCAACCACGGCAGCGGCCAACAGTACAATGCCGGCCACGATCAGCAGCACCGGGTTGGCCAGCATGGCGGCGTTGACCAACCAGATCGCGCCCTGCCACAGCAACATGCCGACGCGCACGATCGCCATCCAGGTGTACAGCCCGATCAGGCCGACCACGAAAGCCGCAACCATGACCGTGTGGAACAGGAACATGGCGATCGATTTGAAGCCCTGCCAGGTGAGCAGCTTCCACACGGTGAGCATGCCCAGCCAGACCATTTTGCTGACCCCGACTACCAGGGTCAGCAGCGACATCGCGGCGATGAAGCCAAAGACCACCAGTGTGGTGATACCGATGATGCGGGTGATGTTCGGGAACAGCTGCGTCCAGCGGGTCAAGGTCTTGGCAATGCCCACCAGGCGCTCCATCAGCGGGGTCAGCGTCGGGATCAGGGACTGACCGAAGGCAATGCGCAGCGCTTCGACGGCTTTACCAAACTGCTCCCAGGGGTCGACCATGGCCTTGGCCATCTTCTCGGCGTTCTCCAGGCCCCGGACCTTGCCCAGTTCGGCAATGCCGTTGCGCAGGCGATCGGTGTCCTTGGCCAGCGCGCCGATCACCTGGGCACCTTCACCGCCGAACACTTCCATCAGCTTGGTGCCGGCAGCCGCGCTGGTCAGGTCGCCGTACTTGCCCTGCAGCTTGTCCATGATCTGCAGCATGGGCAGTGCATTGCCGGCGGCGTCCGTGAAGCTCAGGCCGGTTTTCTCGGCAGCCGCGTTGAGGTTTTCGAAAAACGCCTTGTAGCGCCCGCCGGCGTCGCCGCCTTCCATGGTGCTGGACAGCGTACCGACCACCGCCATTTGTTCGGCAAAGCTGACACCGGCCTGGGTGGCGATCGCCCCGACTTCCTTGAAGGCGTCTTTCAACTGGGCACCATCGGTGCGGAACAGCTTCACCGCCAGCGCGGTCTGGCCGGTCAGTTGCTGGGCCCATTCCACCCGGCCCATCTTGTCTGCCTGGGACTTGAACAGGTTGTACATGGTGCCCAGGTACGCGCCGGTCGTTTCGGCGTCGGATTTGGTGACCTTGGCCAACAGGTTGCTGGCACTGGTGATGGTCGCCAGTTGGCCACCGACCAGGCCCTTGATCGCGCCATCGATGACGCGTGACGACGTCACGAATTCGGCGGCGCTGGCGGCATAGGTGATCGAGAATTCGAGTGCAGTCCGGTTCAGCGACGCCAGCGCATCTTCGGTGGTGCCCAAGGCGCGCATGTCGCCCAGCGCCCGGTTCACTTCCAGCGCCGGTTCCAGTGATTCGGTGATGGCCTTGCCCGCCCCTACCACGCCAGCCAGGCCTGCACCCATCTGAATGATGTTCTGCTGGCTCTTGGCGGCAAGGTCACTAAAGCTGGTTTTCACCTTGCCCAACGGGGCACTGACCTTGTCGGTCAGTTTCAGGATGAAAGCCAGGCGGGCGGAACGGTCAGCCATCAGGGTTATCCGTTAAAGGCAGTGGAAATGCCGTTGGCGACGGCAATTTCCATGCGTCTCCAGTGTTCGTCTTCAAGCCACTTGGCGGTGCCCATGCTTTCAATCGTGGGCTCAGCGCCAGGCAGCCAGCGTTGGGTCAGGGCCAGCAACTGGCCCAGCCCGTCCTGGGTCAGGCCTTCGGCATGTTCGAGGGCTTTTTTACGATCACTTCAACGTCCGGCGAATACTCTTCAAGCAACGCACCGGCCAGGGTCATGGTGGTGATCGGGTTTTCCAGCAGCGCCTTCAGTGCGGCCTTGTCTTCGTCCTTGACGGTGCCCATCAACAGGTTGTGAGCCGGGGCGACCTTGTTGGCCTGGGTGGTTGCGTTGAAGTACTTGGTGATCACCTGCGGGGTCAGGTTGAAGGTGAATTCCTTGTCGCCACGTTCCAGGGTGATGCTGCGGTTTACTTCGCTCATGTCGTTGTTTCCGTAAGGTTGAGTTGCAAAGGGTCAGGGTTGTGCCGGCGTGCGTTGCACGACCTGGCGGATGTAGTCCTGCAGGCCGAGGATCATTTGCCGGCTGAGGGCAAGCTGATCTCGGAGGGTGAAATAATCAGGTCGAGCGTCTGCTGCGAGTTCGGCGCTGCCTGCATCAGCCAGGCCGGGGGTGCCGGCGGCACCGGGCATTGCGGGGCAGAAAGCTTTGATGCGCAGCCGGTAACGGCCATCAGCAACAGCAAGCTGCAGAGTGTTGATTTGAGCGCGAGCAAGATTCAGTTCCTCGGTATGGTGGGTGTCGAGCTGGTCCCGCGCTGCGAGCTGCTCGCCGCTGATGCGTGCGGCTTCGCGCAGGCCATCGCGCTCGGTTATTGCGCTGTTGCGCTCCTGGACGACGGTTTCATACCGATCAAGCGCCCAATCGACGGCAAGCCAGATGACGAGGCCAACAAACAGGGTGCGAAATAGCAGTTGCAGCGGGCTGATGGTCATTGCAGGCACAGCCTCATTTCGGCCAGCCGGCGGTTGTGCAGGCCGCGAATAAAGGTCTTGCGACCATCGGCGCCGGTCACATAGGCCCACACCGGCGTCGTGCCGTCGGAAGCCCAGGCCAGCGCCTTGCAACCCTCGGTAATGCGGCCCGCATTGATCAGGCCCACGGCGCGGCTCGCGCACGTCGTCGGCACGCCGAAGTTGTGGCCATGGCTGGTCAAGGCGTCGAACGTGTTCTGTCCGATCGCTTGATTGGTCAGACAGTCGGCCAGGCCCAGTTGCCCCTTGGCGATCACCAGGCTCTCGACCTCGGCGCAGCGCGCTTCTGACCAATACTCACCCACCACCACCGGATCCGGGCTGGTGTGCTTGGTGATGCCCTTGCAGACCGTGGGCAAACCACTGGCCAGCTTGTCGGCATACACCACGTTCTGGCCGTTGCCTTCCCAGGTGCCCAGGAAGGCGGTCAACGTGGCGCTGCAGAGCAGCAGAACGCCGGCGGTGATCTTGACCCGCAGGCTCATGGCTTGACCCTCCAGTCCCGCAGCATCTGGCGGTACTTGGGGATCAGCAGCAGGATCTGCAGCACCATGTAAAACGCAGTCAGCATGTAGGCCACGGCGGACCAGTCAACGGCACCGGTCGCGCCCGTGGCGGCAACGCCAATGGCAGGCGATGCCTTTACCAACGCAATGGCGGTGTCCTGAGCAGCTTGATTGGTGCTCATCAGCGAAGCCCCTTTTCAGTCAGGGTTTGGCAAGGCACGCAACGAGTCATGCCACCCAGCGCCTGGCGTGCTGGCGGAATCTCCTTGTCGCAGTCCTGGCAATGGGTGAGGCTCGGCCCGCTCGCCCGCGGCTTGGCCAACTGGGCCGCAATGGCATGGTCGCGTTGTCGCTGCTCCAGAGCCTGCGCACGATCAAACGGGCAGACCATTACGTCAGGCCCTCGATTTCAGCAGCAGCCAGGTACGGCACGCCGTTGATCTTGATGAAGTCCGGACTGGTGACGTCGAACGGCACCTTGTGGGTATTCTTCGCGCCGCCCTTGGGATCGATGCTCAGCAGGCTGGACACACGGACCTTGCAGCCGAAGGCCTCGATGCGCAGCTCCTCTTCGCCGGCCTTGGCGAAGAACACGATGTCGAACGGCTCCAGCTCGCGGAAACTGCCCGCAGCCTTGGCCTGCTCGATCAGCAGATTGAAGTTGGTGGTGTCCAGCTCCAGCTCTCCGGCTGCAGCGACATCGCCGTCGACGTGACCATTGGGCACGCCCTTGGTCTGGGCCACGGTGCTGTTGTCCGTGATATCGATGGTGCCGGCCTCGACGTGAACGAGCAGATCGCCCAGGTTCACGTCGAAGTTCTTACCGCCAATTTTTGCGGCCATGGGTTACTCCGAATCCGTAACGGAAAGGTCCAGCGCGATGTTCGCGGTCAGGTCTTTCGGGCAGTTGAGGGGGCGCAGCTTGAGGTAGGCCACGACAGAGGTTTTGC